AGCAAAGCTCCAAACGTCTTTAGGGTCTAATAATCCACCCCAATACAAAAGCCTTATTTTAGAAGTTGCATCAACTTGCTGATTTTGTTCGTTAACAAATCTCATTGAAGATATTATCCTACCTACATTTGTAACGCTCTCTAATGGAGTAGGTGCAAATATTGTAGTAATCTCCTTATCAGCATCTATAAAATCATTCTCTACGTTTAAAATTAGCTGACCATAAACCTCGTCATTAACTTTATTATACGCATCGTTGTGGTAGTCTTTATCTAATTGGTCTTTGAATATAAACCTATTAGAGTTTAACGCTCCCATAGGGATAATATTATAATCTTTTGACCTATCTACCTTGCTGTCTAAATTAACACGCTCATCTGTCAAGAATCCGTCTCTTGTTTCTATTATAAGTTTATTGGCATCAATAGCATCATATTCAATATATAAATTAAAACGCTTAATAATGCTGCTTAAAAAATCTGTTTGTTTAATTTTCTTAGGAATAACAAGTCTTGTATCTATCGTATCTCCTATTCCTATTTCTGTTTCTAATAATGTGCTTGCAAAAGTAGAATTAGCTTGTATTAATACTTTAAAATCTGCACTATTATTTCTTGTTATTGGCACTCTAACAATAAGACCAGCAGCGGGAATCAATCTTGTAGCATATAATTCTAATCCACCAAACGCTAAAAAGTATTTACCACCAGTTTGTATATCTATTTGCCCAGTCTGAAAAGGTAGCTCGCCTATTGTTATACCAATAGGTACACCACTTAAAGGATTGGCAGTTAATTCTGCACTTATATCAAATTTCATAGAGTCTACTATTGTATACACTCCATTTAATTCCTCTACTATATAAGCATTTAAATAACCTCTAAAGCTATTTGTAAGTATGTCTGAGCTTGGTTGCGATAAGTAGTTTAATTGATTTGTTTCGTTTGCACTTGATTCTGTATATAGTAAGTTTAAATTTAAAAGACCTTGAAAAGACATTTTATTTGGCTCAGTCGCAACATATTTACCAGTTGTCGTATCAAACTCATCTGTACAAGTATTGTAATAATCGTCTGTAAAACTAAAAACTGCTTCAGCACAAGCCAAACCTTCAACTACTCCACCATCAGCAACAACCCTTTTTTGATAACCAGATAAGCTATTATCCTCATCAAATAAAACAAGGCTGTTTTGTAAATTAGATATAATATTTGTATTTTGACATTGTATTGTTTGTTCAGTATTTCTCTTTACATTAAACTCCTTACATAATATAGCTGCATTATCAAGTAAGATTTTGCCACTACCATAGGGTACAATAAGTCGTTTGAATAAATCACTATTAAAAAATGTACTATCGTATGTAAATCCAGCCTCTGTAAGTATTGTATCAATATATTGCTTAACATAAATTGAAGGCTTAAAATCTTCTAATGCCCAGTTACCATAACTTGTTCTGCCTCCTAAATCAATCATAGGATATACATAGCCTTGCCCTATTGTAGCTGTCCAACTATTTTGTATGTTAGTTCTATTCCAAGTATGGTTTAAACTCGATAAATCTAAATCCTCTAAATATTTGCCTCGTATCTTTTCAAATAAATCGCCTATCTTTCCAGTAGCTTGTATTTCGTAATTAATTAATCCATCTATATTTTTAATAGATTTTAACTGGCAGTAACCGTCTATTGCAGTTACGCCGTCTTGTATAATTTGGTAACTTGTTTTAAGATTTGGATTAAATGTCTGTAAGTCTATATTGACATCAAAAGCGTGTTCAAATATTTGGTTTACGGTTTTATTTTCTGGTATTGTTATTGTCTTACTGAAGTCCGTTAAACGCTTCTGAGGGTTATTTACGTCATATGCTTCCTTTGTCAAAGGTACTGCACCCTCGTTATGAGGTATAGAATACCCAGCTATTATATGCTCTATTACCATTGTCGCTTATCGCTATTATCCACCTCCATATTAAGCTCCATAGAATATACTTGACCATTCTCGCTCTTAGCGTGTTCAAATGTGCTGCCAGTTACATTAACCGAAACAAAGTTTGTATCATATTTCCAGTAAACCTCTGGAGATGAAAACAAGTCTTCTAAGCCCTCCACTTCGAAATCTTTTAGCAATCTACTATTAAGTCTGTAATTATCTGTTAGGGACGTATGAAATGCTCTCTTACGCTGTGCATAGGTATTATGAGTTATGCTACTTGCTCCTATTGTGCGAGTGTTGTACTTAGCAAAGTTCTTTTTAATATTTGTTGTTTGGTTTGATTTGCCACTAAATACAAAACTATCCCAGCCACCTTTTCTATTTAACCAATGTAGCTCAAAATCTGTATAGGTATTTTCGCAGTCGTCTACCTCAAACATTATAGTTTTTGTAGCCCATACGTCCTCTGTAAAATTTAATATTCTTAAAGCATAGTATTTTACATTAGTCATTACTGGGGTACTTGCCCAGCTATGCGAAGCAATCTCAGAAGCACCAACATCAAGCGTATATAGCCCAGCAGTATTTGCAGCAGTCATTGTAGTCGATAGAATAGTTGTAAACGTACTATCTAATGTCTGTAAATAGATTTTATAGGTGTCACTTAGATTTTGACGCATAATCCAAGATGCTTGATATTTTTGTGTAGACCTTACCTTTAGGAAATTGTTAGACTTATCTAAATTAAACCACTCAGCCTCTTGCTCAAATCCATTTATAAACTCTTTGTTTGTTTCAGCAGAAGCATCTTCTATGCTCCAATTCTGATAGTCTTTAGTTCCACCAGATAAGTCTGCCCATTCGATATACTTAGGTGACGAGTTCCAACTATCAAAAGTATTGCCACTTACCGCACTACCTTGTAACGCACCACTATAATACTCTTGGAATGCTATTTTAAAGTCTTTTAAGGCACTTTGAGATATGTTAGTAGTATCTCCAGCTAAAACGGAATAATCGCTCGTTACAAACGATTGTATGATGTTCTGAATATCTGTTACAACTTGTGTAGCTGATGGAATAGTATTAAGCTGCAAGGTAGCAATCTTTGTATTTGTCCCAGTCGGGTCTGTAAACAAACTTGCTATAACTTTAAATCCACTCTGTGCAGTACTTGTACTACTGACTAAATACTCAATAGGAGCAAAGCTCGGCTCTGGTATATTTGTTGTTGGTTGGTCTTGAATTGTAAGTGCCATCTATTTATATATACTAAAATAGACAGATAAATTTAGGGTAATAAAAAAACCCCCATATCTGAGGGCTTTATAAACGTATTACTTGTGGGTCTTCCACTTTTTCATACATTAATTTGTTTTAGCTTTTGGGTTTATTATAGGTTAACCCCTCTTTTTATGAGTTCTCCCTCTGCTAAACTACCTATAATCATAGATTGTGTAGAAAAGTGATTTTTATTTGAGTTATATACGTTAATCAAAAACTCGTTTGTTAATGATTCTAATTTGTTTTTAAATTCTGTTTTTGTCATTGTGTTTGTTATTGTGTTTGTTATTATGTGTACAAAGTTAATACAAAATATTAGAATACAAAATTTTTTTTTAATCCTCAAGAGCAACATTCAAAACATACTTTCTAAACTCATCCAATAACTCAGCTTCTAAATCTAATATAGTTTGGTCATTTATTGCTTTACTATAAAAGTCTGTTTTATCTAAGCCATAATTGTATATGCTTCTTGCTATAACAAAAGCTATTGACTTCCTTACCTCCTCAGCATTTTTACGTTTACCAGATTTTGTATTTGTAGCTGAATAATTTCTTTTTGATTTAATGTCTGAAAATTTACTTATTCCCCTATTTAGCATAAACTTTCTGATAGCTGATATAGGTGGCATTTTGTCTGTATATTTAAAACGGCTTATACCTTTGTTATATTTTGCACCGCTTACCCCCTCGTCAATAAATTGATAATAAGGCGGCATTGATATCTGTACCTTAAAACCACTTGCAGTTATTGTTACTGGCTGTTGATTGAATTCTCCAATACTTTGTACTGTCTTTCCACTTGCGACCTTATTTGCTATATAAAGGTTTTTTTCTAACTCGTCTACTATATTTTGCCAGTAATCTAAAAGGCTGTCGAATAATTTATCTTGAATTTTTTTCATAGTCTTGTTTTTCTACCATATAAGCCCACCAATTTAGAAACTCGATAGCTCCTAATTTTGTAGACTCGTTAATACTTATGTTGTGTAAATCTGCCATAGCTGATATTATGCTAAATAGTCCCCATCTTTGTCCAAAATTTGTTTGGTCATCGCCAACGTCTCCCCCATCCACTTGCTCAAAGAGTCCTCTGAATCGTTCAAGTAATCGTTCCAGAGATTCCAAAAAAAAACAAAGACATTCCAAACATCTGGTAAATCTACTTCTTTAATCAGTTTAGCCCTTTCCTCTAAATTTAGCTTGTCATCTCCATACTCACCTCCTTTTGGTCTGCTCATTGCTGCTAAAAGCAAGTGCATTACCTTAACTGCCTCCCCTTGGTTTTTACTTCTTATATTTATTACATCTAAAAGCTGTCCACTTGTTAACTTATCTGGCTTATGTTCTAAATAGTATTCAGTTCCATTTAAAAATATCTTGCTTTTTATTCTTAGCTTTTCAAGTAGCTTTACATTAAAATCATTTATCTCATCTACTAACTTTTTAAACTCAGACATCTTAATTTTTGAAGCCTCCTCATAAGTTATATTCTTAATAGCTGCTACTGCGTATATATTTTGCTCAACTAAAGACAAAGTATCGTCTATTGCGTTTAGCTCTTGATATTGTCCTACTGTTATATTATATGACTTTGTATGTTCCATATCCTTTTTTACTAAATTTATGCATTATTAAATATCTTAGAGCATCAATAGCGTGGTTGTAATCGTCAATAGGCACATTTAAGCTATCTCCGTTTTTATTTACCTTCCATTTATACTGCTCCAGTTCCTTTATTAAGTTTTTACTTGACGAATGTACGTTAATTGCGTAACCTTTCAAAAGATTAATCCCAAACATCACAGAATCTTTACCTTTTTTAACGCCGTCTATTGTCCATCTAAGCCGTCTTAATTCTTCAATACTCTTAGGCTCAGCAGAATCTGCTACTATTAATGTGCCTCTGCTAACTCCAAGTGCATCCATTCTATTGCTTATATCTTGATTAGTTAAGCCAGTTTCATATATTAACTCTTTAACAAATAACTCTCCGTCTTGCATCCTTACCTCAATTAATGTAGTAGGGTCATTCGTAAAACCAAAATCTATTCCGTATCCTATTAGCTTTTTATCCTCAAAGCTCTCGTTTAATACATACCACTTCTTAAATATAAGCCCTTCTATTCGCCCAGTAATACCTCTGGCATATACTTTCCATAAGTCTAAATCTTTGCTTTTAAGAGCCTCTATTTTCTCTCTTATCTTATCGCTTAAAAAAGGGTTATGCCTATGGTCTGATATTATTAGCTCAGCATTTGACAAGGGTATTACTTTGTCGTGTACCCAAAAGCTGGTATCTGGATTGTAATCTATATAGACTTGCTTACGAGTTCTTAGACTCAACTGCTCAAATATATTGTAGGGTATACCGTTTGCCTCATTAACAAATAGGTAATCCCTCTTACCAGACTTAGCATCTTGGTCATTATCATAACTATTAAACTCAATTATAGAGCCATTAAGAAAACTAAACACTCTGTCACTCCTATTATAGAAAGTTACTTGCTGTTTTATAGCCTCATCTCCATTATGTATGTCTATCGCATCTCTTAACGCCCCTACCTTTAAATTAGGTATATCTTGCCCTACTACCGTTATAATACAAGTTTCTGAGATAGCCTTAGCAAACAATACTTGTAAAATAGCATAGGTCTTACCAGAAGACGTACCTCCTTGATTAACTACTATGTCTTTGGTAGATATAAAGTTTTGGCGATATAAAGCAGAGGTACTAATCAACTATATCTTTCTCATTTGAGGCTAAAGGTATGCCAGTATCAATTATATTAATGTCTAAGCTCTTGTAGGTAGTTTCT